ACCAAATATTCTTCTTATAGTTAAAAACCAGCTGTAAGTTAGCCATGAAACCCCCTGTGAGTCTGTGTTTGAAATAAAAAATCGTTTAAATGGCCTGTGAGTGCCTGTAAAAATGTTTTGCTTATGATTCTACCTTGGTTTTTACTCATAATCTCTCGCTATTATCATTTCACAATAATGTATTGCTTTTAGTATGTCTTTTTTTTTATCTTTCTTTGTATGTCTACAAATATATTTAATCACATTACCTTCAGCAAATGCTAAATCGTTTTTATTTATAAATTGTGAAGGTTGTATTTTAAAATCTTTATAATGATCTCCACCCTTGTCCCATAATCCATCTTCCTCTTCATCAGAAGCATGATCATATACTTTATTTAATACTAATTGAAATTCTTCTACAGTATCTTTTGGTATGTTTTTATTATGTTCAAAAAACTCCAGTAAAGTTTTACTTAATTTTTCTTTCAATATTTTTCTCCTTTATAATTTTACGTTTAACATAATCATCTGCTTCATCTTCTGAACGTAGAGTAAAACCATTTTTTAAAATATCAAATAATTTAAACTCTACTTCTGTTTTAGTTGGTCGTGTTTGAAATTGCATTTTTAAATTGATTTCATATTTATACATTAATAATCTCCTAATGGTAACTTGTAGACCTCTCTTATTTTTTTCATAACTGTTATACTGGGTATTCTTTTTGACTTAATAAGTAAATCAGCATAAGTATAAGATATATCTATATCTCTTGCTAATTGATGCGTATCTATATTTCTTTCTTCTATAATTTTTTTTATATTCATTATAATATTCCTGCGTTTTGTAATCCAATGATCGTACTAACAATAGTATACATAATTAAAATCGTCATAAAACTCTCCCGTTTTTAAAGTTTTTTTTTTACTACTTCTTCATCTTCTTTTTCTCCCCAATACACTAAAATAAATGCATTACAGTTTGGGCAAGATAAATTTGATACAATTAAATGATCTTCGTCTTCTTCACAATCATGATCGCCACCCCATATTAACTCTGTGTCACAATTATAACATTTCATGATGCTCTCCTTTCTTGTAAATAAATTAAGTAATCGCTACCAATTGGATAGCTATAATGATGTGTAGTAGACAAAATATGTAACGACTCTTTTGCTCTTGTTACACCAGTATAATACACACGTTTCTCATCAGACTTTTCTTCAATGTTTTTCTTGCTAAAAGAAGCAGGCCAATTTGTTTTTGAATAAATACAAACATGATTAGCTTCACCACCTTTAACACTATGGATCGTATCAATAATAATTTTTGGTTTCTTATTAATAATTTCTTGACCATAGTTTTTTAATAATCGTGTAAAGTACACCACTTGTTTAGGTTGAAAGTTTCTTTTTAATATTTCCCACCAAGGTTTTTTAGATTCCTCTTCTGTCAATTCTAATCCTGCCCATTCTACTAAACCTGCATAATTAAAATTTTGTGTTAGTGGTATGTTGTTCCAAAATTTTGGTGTTCTAAAATCATAATGCTTGAGATCTCGTAAATACTTATACATGTTTTCTGCTTGAGTCTTAGTAATAGTGTTGCCATTAGATATAGAAGTCCAAGACTTAACGGCATCCCATTGTTTAGAATCAAAAGACTTATTACCTTGGTTGTCTGAAAAATATAAACCTAAATTCTTTGCCGCCATTTTAAGCTCGTTTACAGTAGAATGTACACGTCCTAATATATACCAACTACCACTTAATTGATGAAAAGGTATTTCTTTAAAATTTAAATAACGCTTTACAACACCTTCTTTATCTCCGTAATTATATTCTTTTTCTACACTATCTAAAATACCTCTGCGTATAATCTGTGAAAAGTGATGAATGTTTTTACCAAACCTTCTAGTCTTTCTTAAAATAACTTTACGACCAGGAAAATATTTAGTGAAGTATTTTGGATCTGCACCATTCCATTTGTAAATACCTTGATCATCATCTCCTGCTAAATAAATACGTTTAGTATTATCTGCAATCTTATATATTACTGACCATTGTAACGGTGTAAAATCTTGTGCTTCATCTAATATTAATACTTCTAGTTCTGGAAAGTTTACTTCGTGAATAGCTCTTTCAATCATATCGGTAAAATCAATAAAGCTATCTTTTTTGTAATGTTCGTAAGTGTTTATTTTTCTAAGAAAAATATCTAAGGAATCTTTTTTGTATGACTCTTTTTTATATGTGAGTATAGGGTCTTCCATCATGTTGCGTGACTTATCATAAATACCTAATGACCAATCTCTATACATGAACCCATCATCCGATAATCGTTTATCACTACCCTTAATTATCTTAGCCTGCAATGCATAATCTAACATACAGTTTTTAGGGTCAAATACTTCCTCTTCAAAATACCTTCTACAATATTTATGTAATGTTTTAAATCGTTGAAAGTCTTCTAGGTTATATTTACTAAATGCAGATAGCGCTCTATCGATTGCAGTATCTACGGCTTTATTTGTAAAAGATATAAATGCAATATCTTTTGGATGTATACCTTTACGTAAATAGTTTTTTAATATTCTCTCCACTAGGGTATATGTTTTCCCCGTGCCTGGTGGCCCAAAGATCTTTATGGTTTTATTATATATCTGCTTTTGTTTCTGGTGTTTTGAATTTTGCATGGTAATCCTCATCCATTTCGGATACATCCTTTTTATCTGTTCTATTCTGTATGGCTTGATGACTTACAAAATCAGGCATGTCAACAAACCATACGTTCTTCTCCCCATCCTTATAATCAACTCTCTTACAGTTTAACATACGAAGTGCATCAGCAGTAGTGTTAAATGTTTTAGAGGCATTCTTCTTTAAAAATCTATCTAGTGTTAACTTTTTAAAATAACAAACATTTGTTTTAGATTCTAAAACCACATAACCATCTTTCAAACGATCAAATTTATCTTGTTCTATATGTGATTCAAAAAAATCTTTTAACACCGTATATCGTTCTTCTTCTACAGTATCCATATACTGATGATCCGTTGACTCTTGAGCCCTCTCTACAATACTCTTCATTAATAATTCAAAAGGACTTGGGCCTTTTCTAGGCTTAGGTAATGTCAACCAATATACTTTGTGTCGTAATAATTTTACTCGCCAAGCTTTTTCATCTTTCATATCTTCTGGAGATACTGTGATGCGTGATCCTCTGTAATCAAACTCCCACCAAATACTTTTTGTATCTTGTATGTAAGCTATGTTTTCAAACTCATGAATAATATCTGGAACAGATTCTGCTATCCCTAACTTTCTTGTTTTACAAACTTCTTTATTACATATCGCATTGAACTCTGGATGTTTTGGTGGACATTGATAACTGTAACTTCCTTTATGTACAGACTTAGCTAATGTAGATACTTCATTGTTTGGTAATGGTGTTGTAAATATTTCTTTATTCCTTTGCAACATAAGATCTTGTAAATCTGTATAACTTAAATTAGAGTTTTTCTTTAATTCTAAAACACACACGTTGTATAAATATTGGTGGCGCATACCACCACTCCACTTTTCTGTAATAAGTTTTTGCACACATGGTGGATACAATGACCATTGTGATTCTATCTCATATTCTTTTACTTCTAGTTTAAAAAAATTAGCAGGTGTGATCGTACGTTGTTTTGCAATTTCTAAAAATTGTCCGATTAAAACTGGTGTACCATTTGAATTAAATGCAAATTCCATTGATGCATTCATGTTGAAGTAAGGCATATTCAAAGCTTTATTACATGGAAATATTTCTTGTGCTAAAAAATATTGTTCATTTAACTCTGATAATTTTTGTACAACTTTGTCCACTGAAGCGTGTTCCGTAAAAAACACAAACACATGCAAGCCACCTGATTTTGATTTTACTGCAACTAATGGTAATTTATATGTGTTTATGATTTCAACGACTTTTTTTTCTGAATAGTCTTTATAACTGTTAGGATCTATATCTATACAAGCCCATTTGCATTTGCCATCTACCTCTGGTTTTAAACCCAAACGCAACTGACCTTTTAGATGTTTTACCCACACCTCTTTTGTGACGGGACTGTGTATCGTTTGATACTTTGCAGTCTTCTTACCTCGCTCATTGTCTTCCCCCGTAAGAGAAGACGTGATGTAGCGAGTATTGTCACACTCAAAGAGTGACAACAGTTCTTTGTGCATTAGAAAGGAGTGTCCTCTTCGTCTAGACCTTTCTTAGCTGACTGTTTTGGAGATGAACTATCTGCATCGTTTTCGATAGAATCTCCAAGTATGTTTTTGTTGTTTACTGATTGATAAAATTCAGCACCTTGTTGTACAACACTTTCATACTCTGATGTGGTTAAAAGTTTTTCTAACTTCATTTGATAACCCCACCATGATTGTCCCTTCTTATTTTTTTCTTTAGAAGTTTGCAATCTATATACCTGCATAAAACTAGCTAGTTGTATAAACTTACCTGCTTGTTTTGGATTAGGTATTTTTTGAGCACTTGTCATGGAGTTCCACTCATTAGACTTTGTCTTTTGTGTAGACTTCATAATGATAATAACATTCTCAATTGGATTATAATTATCATCGACAATCATACAAAAATGATTACCAGATGCTTCAATATAATTTCCATTTGGTAAGTAATCTTTACTACCTTCTTTTTTTGTAGTAAGAAAAACTTTATTGTCATAATAAATATTGACTGGTCTACCAGTAGAGTTTGCTTTCTCCATTGGTTCCCATTCAACCCATGTAGGTACAAAATAACAAGGCACTACTAACATTCCAGTTTTACCACTGTATACGTTACTAGTTATTGAATTATAAAAATCACCCGCCTTTGCTTTACTATTATATTTAGGACTAGTATCATCTAGCACCTCATTCTCCGAATATAATATTTTCATTAAAGGTAATTTTATAGAACTTGCATCGATATTTTCTAAACCCATGCCTGCATATTGTTCCATATCAAATGGAACTACGTCATTCTTCTTTTTATTTATCACTTGATTCATGATTACTCCTTTGTTGTTATCTTAGTTTCGTTTTTAATAAATGTACCGAATAAATCAGTAGGTGTGCTTTGACCTGCTAAAGTTCTTTCTTTATACCACTTCTTTAGTCTGTTTCCATGCACACTTTCTTTATGTGAAACAACGACACCACCATTGATAGGGTCGTTATATTTTTCCATCACATCATGTAAGAAAGACTTCGCTTCATTATCCTTGGTTCGATCAAATGATGTAATGATTTGATTTTCAATGATATGATCTTGTTCATTGTCCCTCAACCATTGCATACATTCTTCTCGATTCTTAACAGTAATACTAGCAAAATAATTCTTCTTAATGTCCACTTTGTTTCCATTACTTGTTACTATGCTAAGCACTCCTGCTTGGTGCATCAGACTCGGTATTGTTTCTTCAGACAATAATCGCTCTTGTTTCTCGAGAGTTTTTAACTCTTCTTTTTTCTTTTCGATTTGTTTCTGAAGCTCCAATAGGTCGTTACACTCTTTTGATATATCAGCTATCAAATCCGTATTGACAGTGATTTTCGATAGTTGTTCTACGTCCATATTGTCTCCTTTCTCTTATGATAATAAACAAATCGCTTGCAATGTCAATAAAAAAATGTAAGATGTTCTCATCATGATAGTAAATAAGTTTTCATACAAAACGCAACCGTTACCTCACCAAAGAGAAGCTTTGAAAATAGGGGCTAAAGATTTATACTATGCTTTGTTTATGGATATGGGTACTGGTAAAACAAAAGTCATAATAGACACGATGAGTTATTTGTTTACGCAAGATAAAATAAATTTAGTAATTGTAGTTGCACCGAACTCTGTTTACAGAAGTTGGACAGATGAATTAGAAAAGCATTGTTCTGTATTTTACAAAACATATATTCATAAAAAAGACAAACATTTTAAAATGAGTGATAAAGATTTAAATTATTATCTTATAAATGTAGATGCTTTTTCACATGATAAGTATGCAAGAATAGTAGAAAAAATTACACACGAACACGGAATGAAAACTGCTTTAGTATTAGATGAATCTACTACAATAAAAAACAGAACATCAAAACGTACAAAAAATATTTTAAAAATAAGTCATAATGTTTTATACAAAAGAATTATGACGGGTTCACCAATTACAAAATCACCAATGGATTTATTTACACAATGTGAGTTTTTAAAAAAAGGTTTATTAGGCTTTGATAATTTTTATACTTTTCAATTACGCTATGCAAAATTATTTAAATTAAATCTACCAGGTAATCGTTACACTATGATTGAAAATGGTTTTAAAAACTTAAATGAATTAGAAGAAAAAATTAAACAGTTTTCGTATCGTAAAAGAAAAAAAGATTGTTTAGATTTACCTGATAAAGTACATCAAAAAAGATATGTAGAATTATCAAAAGAACAAAGACAATATTATAATCAACTTAAAGAATATAGTAGAGCAATATTACAAGATGATATGGTTTCCTATAATAATAAACTTACAGAAATAATAAAACTACAACAAATATGTAATGGTTTTGTAAAAACAGATAGTGGTGAAATAATAAAACTTGTAGATCCTAAATTAAAAGAACTGTTACATATTTTAAATGAGTACGATGGTAAAGTAATTATTTGGTCTAGTTTTGTTTACAACATAGAACAAATAGAAAAAGAATTACAAAAAGAATTTACTCCAAAAAGTGTAGTAACTATTTATGGTTCTGTATCTGTAGAACAAAGAAAGAAAAACGTAGAAGCTTTTCAAACAAATGAACAAGTAAAATATTTTGTAGGTAATCCTACTACGGGTGGGTATGGTTTAAATTTAACAAAAGCTACATTAGTTATTTATTATAATAATAGTTTTAATTTAGAAGTGCGTATGCAATCAGAAGACAGAGCATATAGACACGGTCAAACAAAAGAAGTTACGATATTAGATCTTATTGCTAAAGATACTATTGATGAGTTTGTAGTAGAAAATTTAAAAGGTAAAGCTAAACTTAGTGCTCAAACACTAGGAGAAGAAGCACTTAAATTTTTATAATACTGATCTACTTTTTGTAACCACTTGTCTTGATACTTCTTTAACATAGCTTCATCAACACTAAATTTTTGAAATACTAAATCTTTAGTACACACTAATATTAAACCTTGTTTTATTTTTTCAAAGCACTCTGTATAAGCCAAACTGTAAGCACCAATTTGTAAATAATAATCATCAATCCATTCATGTCTTTTTGGTTTATTAGATTGTTTAAAATCTATTATAGTTAACAAATTATCAAATACACCAACGGCATCTGTGGTACCAGCATATAAATTTTTATATCGTACAGATACTTCTGTGCCCCATACTTCTGAAAAATTACTCATGTTTTCTATAATAGTATGTGCCATGTTCCGTGCTAAAACACCCTTGTCTGTTAAATTTAAATACCCATGACCTTTAAGATATTGCTCTAACACATAATGCATTTCTGTTCCTCTGGTGGCAGCCTGATTCGTGATCCGTGCCGCCTCTTTGTCGCCAACACGATCTCTCCATCTTTGTAAAGATTCTTGTTTTTCTTTTGATTGAGTTGACGATAATATAGTAGTGACAGAAGGTATTTTTAATTCACCTACATTGTAAGTGCGACCAGAATCCTCTTCATTGCGCTCGTAAGTTTCATGATTGTGTTTAAATACAATCTTAAAATCGGATACGGTAAAAGAACTATTTGTTTTTCTTATCTGCATATAAATTATCAAATGTATAGTTATGATCCATGTAAGACTCATCCTCTTCTGCTGAAAACTCGTATTGACTTGGTAAAAAGTCTGGTGCACCATCTCCCGTTACCCATAAGGCAGGGTTGGTTACTCGTACTCTATTATTAGGTTGTGCTACGATCTGACCTTTTAATTCACCACTAGTAATAGCTAAAATATGAGATTGTTTGTGTTGTGCTACATCATCACCTAA